AGAATAAAGCGGAGCAATACCTCCGTGAAGTAATGGGTCGTTACAGGAATAAACTTGTATACGATGCAAACACAGGAGAAATTAAAGATGACAAGAAGTTCATGTCGATGCTTGAGGACTTCTGGCTACCAAGAAGGGAAGGCGGTAGAGGAACTGAAATCTCTACGCTCCCAGGTGGACAAAATCTTGGAGAACTTGAGGATGTCAAGTACTTCCAGAAGAAGTTATACAAAGCATTAAACGTTCCTGGCTCAAGATTAGAGACAGAAACTACATTTAACATCGGACGTGCGGCTGAAATCACACGTGATGAAGTTAAATTCCAAAAGTTTATTGCAAGATTGCGTAAACGTTTCGCTGAAATGTTTATCGATTTACTTAAAACTCAGTTAGTTTTAAAAGGTATCGTTTCCATTGAAGAATGGGAGGAGATGAAGGAGCACATTCAGTTCGACTTTATCGCTGATAACTACTTTACTGAACTAAAAGAAATAGAAATCCGCAACGAAAGGATGAATCAAGTTGCACAAATGGATCCTTACGTTGGTAAATACTTCTCTATTGAGTTCATAAGGAAGAAAGTCCTTAAGCAGTCTGATCAAGAAGCTAAAGAAATCGACAAGCAGATTGAAGAAGAGCAAGAAGCTGGACTAATACTGAGTCCTGAAGAGCAGATGGCTGCAGATATGGGTATGGTTGGCCCCGAAATGGAAGGCGATCCAGCAGCAGGAGGTGCACCTGCCGACCCAAAGTCGCAAGTTGATCCCGCAGATCAAAAAAGAGGCGAGATCTAAATCTATAAATAAATTATAATGGGAGTTACATTATGCCTAGCGAAATAGCAAATCAAATAGTTAATCACATTTTCGGAGACGAAAAACAAAAAGCATTAGATGCTGCACATGATGCAATGGCTGCTCATGCTTATGATGCTATACAAGCCCAGAAACTTGAGTTTGCAAAAACTCATGGGTTTAACCCAGATGATACTGCACAAGGTGTAGCAGATGAACTTGAGGACAAGATTGGTGCTCAGGATATACAGGATGTTGATACCTCTGGTATGAGACTTCCTTCAGATCCAGATCCAAATGATCCACCAGAAGAACCTGTTGCAGCAGTAGACGAACCAACCGAGGAACCTAAAGAAGATGAGACTGATAGCTGAGCAAATTACCGACGCAGAATTTATCTGTGAAGATCGCAAAGGCGGTGGAAAGAATTACTTCATCGAAGGTATTTTTCTGCAGGCTGAATTGCAAAATAAGAACGGACGTATGTATCCGATGAAGACTTTGCAACGTGAAGTCGCTAAATATGAGCAGAAGTTCATACAAGGTGGACGTGCTCTAGGAGAGCTTGGACATCCTGAAGGACCATCTATCAATCTTGATAGAGTTTCTCATAAGATAGAATCATTGAAAGAAGATGGAAATAATTTCATTGGACGTGCAAAGATTCTTGATACACCTAATGGTAAGATTGCAAAATCTCTACTTGACGAAGGTGTAAGACTCGGTGTTTCATCGAGAGGCATGGGATCTTTAAAGAAAGAATCTACATGTAACGTCGTGCAAGACGACTTTATGCTTGCAACTGCTGCTGATATAGTGGCTGACCCATCTGCTCCTGACGCTTTTGTTGATGGAATCATGGAAGGAAAAGAGTGGGTATGGGATAATGGAAGACTTTGTGAGTCTGCTGTTGCCCAAATTAAACAAGAAATAGATCAAGCAACCCTTATAAACATACAAGAACGGAAGATTTCCGCATTCAGTAAGTTTTTAAAGAGTTTATGATTTATAAATAAATACAGACAACGCTAATGCTTAACGGAGTTAAAAGAAATGGCTGAGACCCTCGAAAAAGAATTAGATAACATGGAAGAAGTGGCCGAAGGTTCTAATCCTGTTACTAAGAACGCAAAACCTGGAGAAAAGATTGACACCTCAAAAGGTGGTGGCAAGAAAGTTATCCATGTAGCTTCCGATAACTGGGAGAACGCTGCAGGAACTAAAAATGCAGGACAATCTGCTGCAGGAGATGTAAGTGTTGAGAAGGATAAGTCTATTAAGACGAAGCCATCCGACGCATCCGCAAAGCAAGAAGAGGTAGAATCCGATGGCGAAACAATCGCAGAAGAAACCCCCAATGAAACCAAGTACGACTTCAGTCAAGATGTTGACGCTCTTGTCGCTGGTGAAGAACTATCAGAAGAGTTCAGGGTAAAAGCTGCAACCATCTTCGAGGCTGCTGTTACTGAGAAAGTTAATCAGGAAACTAAAGCGTTGACCGAAGCATTTGAAGAATCTCTAACTGAAGAAGTAGAGAAAATCAAAACAGAATTGGCAGAGAAAGTAGATGACTATTTGTCTTATGCTGCAAAGACCTGGATGGAAGAGAATCAACTCCAGATCGAGCACGGCATACAGACTGAGATGGCTGAGTCATTCTTTAACGGCCTAAAAGATCTTTTCGTGGAGCATAATTTTGGTGTTCCTGAAGAAAAGTATAACCTGCTCGATGGAATGGCAGGGGAACTAGATGAAATGGAAGGTAAACTCAATGAGCAAATCGACGCTAACGTATCTTTGAATAAGAGAATTGGCGAATTTATTAAAATGGAGATTGTGAACGAATGTGCTGCTGGACTCGCTGAAACCCAAAAGGAGAAGCTTGAGAAACTAGCAGAGGGTGTTGAGTTTGAAAATGAAGCAGACTTTAAATCTAAAGTCGAAACTATCAAGGAATCATACTTCACTAGGAAGGCTGAGATCGCAGAATCTGCGAAGGAACCCACCGAAGAAGCATCTGCACCTTTGGTAGAAAGTACAGCGAGTGATTCAATGTCGAAGTACGTTGATCAATTATCTCGTTGGTCCAAATAATTAGTAAAAATCACTTAACTAGAGTCAAATGACTATACAACAACTCCAGGAAAAGTGGGCACCCGTATTGAATCACGATTCAGTTCCTGAAATCAAAGATTCATATAAAAAAGGCGTAGTCGCACAACTCCTAGAAAACCAAGAAAACGCAATTAAAGAAGAAGGTCAAGTTCTTAGCGAGACCCTTCAAACTACAGGTTATACTTCTGCTCACGCAGACACAGGTCCTGTTGCAGGTTTCGACCCTGTATTGATCAGTCTAATCAGACGTTCAATGCCTCAACTCATTGCATATGACGTTGCTGGTGTTCAACCAATGACTGGTCCTACTGGATTGATCTTCGCAATGAGATCCTTCTACGGTTCAGAGCGTAGACCTGCTAATGGTGACTTCAGAGAAGCACTATTCAACGAACCTAACGCTGGTTTCACTGGTGGAAAGGGCACAGGATTATCAAACTACGATCCTACTGCTTCATCTTCTGGTGTTAACGATGCTGAAGGTGCTAACCCAGGACTACTTAATGATTCCCCTGCTGGAACATATGAGGTAACTGGTGATGCTACTGGTATGACCACAGCTACTGCTGAGGCACTAGATGATTCATCTGCGAACAATGAGTTCCGTGAGATGGGTTTCTCAATCGAGAAAGTAACAGTTACTG